ATAAAAATCCATCATTGTATTTCCTTTATTAATATATCGTACCTATCTTCAAGCACATCTTCAAACCTGTCAAGGATATCTTCAGACGTAAGGTCTAACAGTTCAACGACATCAAGTTCATTGAACTGCATCAACCTTTCTTTAAGTTCTTCAATCGTCAGTTCCACCATAGTTCTCAGTATCCTTGTTGATATCCTCATTAGTCATTATCACTAATGATGCGTAGCCTGAGATGTCGTGCCACGAATCAGAGTAGTAATAATTACCGTTAAGTATCCTAGCCATCTTGTTAGCAATCATGTCAAGACTTTCTTTCATGTACGGTGGCATGTACTTATAGTTAGGAGACTCGCTCATGATCTTCTTAATGTCCTGACTAATCTTGCCAACTATATTATAGTGACCGTACTGTTCTTCTCTTGTGTCAAGTGTTTCTTTTATGTCCATACTGTTTCCTTAAATAGTTAATTGACACAGGCATCTCATCAAAGCTACCGTTGTCTACCTCGTTTAACATCCATATCCCTGACCATGAACCGTTGGTCTGAGGAGATAGATATTCCTCGTCGTGTTGATAGAAGATACCTGCAAAGATACCAGTGATACCTTTACCATCAGCCTTACGACTGAATGAGATGTCTCTATCTTGTACGTGTCCCATTATACACGACATGTGCTTCTTTTGCAATAGCAAACCTGGATTAGTTACTGGTCTACCCATCACACCAGATGTAAAGTAATGACTGTATGCAATGCCGTTAATAATAGGCACTTCCAAGAAGTCATGTACTTCCCATCCGTACTTCTTAAGATTAAAGTCAGAGTAACCAATGAGTCCTTCTAGTTTCCTATCGGATTCAATAGCTCTCTCTATCCGTTGCTCGTGATTACCAATCAGAAATACCTTCTTAGGTTTCCACACTCTCTTACGGTTAGCTCTCTGTCTCTTCTGCTCCTCGATGATAGGCTTCATGAATGTATCCATAGCTACGTTACCTGCTTTGATATCTTCACTGTATGTCCTACCTTCAAAGGACTTCTTACCTACATCATACACACTGAGGCTAGGCATATCCCAGTGATCTCCAAGGTGTACGATTACATCAGGCTTAGTCTTGACAGCGTAGTGTCCAGCCCATTCTAAATGCTCGAATGAGTTATTGGGTTTGCACTGCGTGTCTGGAATAACTAAGTGTCTCATGTAGCTCTCTCCAGTAGTTGTAAATAATAGACCGCATCTATTACTACCAATGGGTCTGACTTGTTCTGCTTGATAACTAGCACAGGTTCTCTACCATCAGGACAGTTATCCTTAGCTTGAGCATAGTAGTTATACACAGCTATTGAATCCCTTGACTTACACTCTACTGATATGTTGAGCTTGTCGCCTGCTGATTGAGAGAAGAGGATGTCTTCCCCTCCTGCTCCCATGCTAGTTGATCTTACGTCGTCTTTGGAAAAGGAAAAGAGTTCGAGGATTTGGTCTCGGAACCATTGCTGGAGCTTTCTTCCTTTTGCTTTTGCGCTTTGGGTTTTGATTTTCTCCTCCTAATATTTAAAAATTTATTTAACCTAACTCTCTTCATCTTTGTAATCCAACCCTTTGGTATGTGTAACCTAGAGTTAGATTGATCAATGGAGTATGCAGCAGCGATTGTGATTGCTGAGTTATCTTCTGCTACTACAAACCCTATACTAAGTACAGGATGGATGTCTGTCTTACCTAGTGGTTCCCATCCAGAGTCAGACAGTGCATCCCACCATTCAATGTACGCTATTTCTGGAAACTCTTTGGTGTCCAAATCTGCCCACGTTTTCTTCTTATCCATAGTAGCTGCGCTCTTTCAGTTAGTGTATCAATGTCACCTTCATACGCTTCTAACACAGCATCAAACAAGTCTTGTTCATCAACCAAGTCAGCTAGTATCTTGTCTGCTTTCTTAGGTCCAATCCCTTTAAGACCTGGGATGTTATCCACACGATCACCAGTCAGAATCTGAAGATAGAAATTCTTTATTGCTTCTTCCTCTGTTACATAGTACAAGTCCTCCTTGACAAAGTTGTAGTGCCAACCTCGTAGCATGTTCAAGTCTTTGTCAATAGACATGACGCATGTTGTATCTACGGGGGAATCATATACTGCGATACCAATAGCATCGTCAGCCTCCTCTCCCTCTACTAATTCAAAGCACCACTTATCCAACAAGTATTCTCTAAGAGCATCATAGTGAATAGGTTTACGTGCGTTCTCACGATTGCCCTTGTACGTTCCCTCGGTGGATAACTCTTGTCTATAGTTAGTGCTTCCCGTTATGTAACCAGAGAAAGTGTCAACGCCATCAACCGAAAGGAGGTTATCAATAAAGTGTCCCATTCTACTTATGGCAAACTTCTCTTCTTCTGGATCATCAACGGAGAACCCTATCCTGTAGACTAGGATGTCTCCGTCGATGAGAGCTTTGACATTCTGCATCGACGGAGTATCCATTTAGAGTGCCTCTTCTAAATCATCATCAAGAGCAGTATCATCAGCAGAGTAAGATACGAGATCAGTAATCACTAGCTTGTTGATACCTGCGGATACACCTGCCTTACCTTTGAACTGGTAAGCGTATGGTTTAATCCACGCCACTCCTTTAGAGCCATTGCCTACCTTACCCTCGATGCCTGAACCATCTGACATCTCAGTACGGATAGGATACTTCTTAGACTTGGCGACGATATAGAAACCTTTATCATCTTTCCGTTTCACTTGAATACCTAACTCCTCCAGTGCAGCAACAGCACCATCAGATAGGTTACATAGATCGACCTGATACTTCTCGGACATCTGGTTAGGTGTATCAAGGAAAGCCCACATGATATCGGCTTTTACCTTTATCGGTTTTAAGTCTTGCATTTACTTCTCCTTAGTGTGTTGTTGCCCAATTAGTACCTATCTTAAACTCACCGTCGAGTGGACAACGTAGCCCTAGTGCGAGTCCTGCATCCCGAATTGCCTGCACACCTAGTTGGCCTACAGATTCGGCATGTTCTTGCTTAGTCTCTATTTGCCACTCGTCATGAACATTAGCAACAAAAGAGAAATGCATTATATCATACTTTAGTTTATTATGCAATAGTACTAATGCTTTTTTCATTACGATAGCACCTGCACCTTGTAACAAAGTATTCAATGCTGCATGTAAATTTCTTACATGTAACCTACGATTATCTAAAGCAGGTAGCCAACCACGTTTAGCTAGCTTATCTACTTTCTTTCTAAGATTATACAGAGCAGGTGTGTTACTGAGGAAGCTATCAATAAGTTCTCGTCCTTCAGCTTCACCACCACCTACGATGTTACCTATCTTAGCAGGACCAGCACCATACAAGAAAGCATATATGAAAGTCTTAGCTTGATCTCTGTTAGTAAGACCTGCACTAATCATGTTCTTTGTATGGATGTCGCCTTCAAGTATCTCTTTAGTATAGTCATCGTCACGCATGTAATGTGCCAGCATACGTAACTCAAGACCAGACGCATCGATACCTACGAGTGCGTTACCCTCGTCAACTGTCCAACAGCTACGACACTCTGCACCATACAGGCTACCCACCCGTGGTACTTGTGCCATGTTAGGATTGTTGTGAGTCATTCGTCCCGTGACTGCTCCAATGGTGTTGACCTTACCGTGTACCCGTTCGGTGTGATCTGCATTGTCAATCCATGATTCAACTTGAGCAACCCGTTTCTGTATGAGTAGATACTCTTCGATGAGACGAGCTTCAGGGATGTCAATAGTTCCCAATATTTTCTCATTGATTGTCACCGCTCCTTTCTCTGTATGTTCTTCAGGTTTCCAACCAAGACTAATCAAACGTTCTGCTATTTGCTTGCGAGATCCTGGGTTAAAGACTATGACCTTATCCTTGAGGGGCTTACCTGTTTTCTCACTGACCCTCTTGATTACAATAGGTCTGAAAACTTCTTGTAGTTCTTCCTCAATTTGGTGTAGTCTTTTCCTCCAGTCTGCCAGAAGTCCCATTGTTTTCTTGATATCAAGTTTGAATCCTGCTTCTTCTTGCTCCTTGATAATCGTAGCGACTTGATGTTCGAGATCAACTGACTCACCCCACTGAGATAGACCATCCCTAAGATGATTATATAGTGTTGCAGTGACCTCAACATCCTGCTCACAGTAGAGAACCATCTCTTCACTAAGCCCACCATCAAAGTCCGTGAAGTCATCCTTGTAGTTTCCTAGTCTTTGTCCCCATGCTTTGAGCGAGTGCTTGCCTGCCTCGTCCTTGAGGTCTGGATTCAGTAACCTTGACATGACCAGAGTATCTCTTACACGATGATGTGTTGTGTCTATGTCCCATACTTTCTTTAGTACTGGGATGTCGAACCCTATTATGTTGTGACCTATCAGAGTGCTTTCCTCTGTTAGGTAATCTCTTAGTTTCCCTGCCTCTGTCCATAAACGAACCTCCTGTGTTGTTAAGTCTTTGGTGACAGCACACCATATCTGGGATGCTGCCATGTTTGTCTCTATGTCAATGATTAATCTACGCATACTACCTCTGCTTTGTTTACTGGTATCTTGAAGAAGTATTCACCGTCAGGTATGTACTTGTTGCTTACCATTTGCTTATCAGAATTTAACACAGCATCACTATCAAAGATAAATGCTTTAGTTAAATGCTTGTTAAACATCATGAACTTACAACCTAACTTAGCGAACTTCTCTTTCCTTTCTGGTAACTGTATCGTATCGAATGGAAACTTATCACCCCATGTGTGTTTAATTTCTACCTCAAGAAACGAACCATCATCAAACATCAAGTCAGGTCCGTACTTGTCTGGGTTGTTAGTTAAATTGATACCTAGTGATGTCCAGTATTTAATAGCCAATGCTCTGGCTATTATGTCATTTGATTTAAACAACTGCTTGTTAAACTTCTTGCGTATCATAACGCTTCATCCTCCTCGTCTTTACGTTCTACCATTCTACCAGAATCTAAGTCATAAAGCAAGCGACATGCTGGCCCAGTCAGACCAGAGAATCTGTTTTTAAGTACACGTACATGGGTGGTATGTCTCTCAGTTACGTCAGGGTCTTGTCCGTTACGCTCCAAGCCAATCACGATGTCGGATAGTTGTGCGATAGAACCAGAACCACGTAGCTGTGACAAAGACGTAGCTGCCCCTTCCTCATGTCCCTTACCGTCAGGTCTCTTGAGGTGTGACACTACGAACAGAGAGATGCCTGTCTCTTGTGCTAGCATACGTAGCTTAGTCATGATGGAGTCAATAGCTTTACGCTCATCACCCATGCCATCAGACTGTGCTGACACTACGATACTGACGTGATCTAAGAACACGTACTTACAACCCAAGCCCTTAGCCAGATAGCGTACACGATTGAGGATGTTATCAATGTCCGTTGATCCAAAGTGATCGAACAAGAACATACGACCTGTGCCTAACGTAGCCTCGAACGCATCACGCTTCTCTTCAACAGAGTGGGGTGTGTCAGGTAGGTGCAATGGTTTGTTAGCATGGAGTGACATCATTGACAGTGCTGTCTTTCTCGTAGACTCTTTCAAGAACATCAGTCCAATGTTATCAGTGGTGTTGTTAAGCACATGGAACACTAGCTCACGTACGAACTGTGACTTACCAAGCCCACTACCTGCGGTAATGGTGACCAGTTCCTCCCTACGGATACCGTACGTCAGCTTGTTAAGCCCATTAAACGGATAGCTGACCTGTGCTTTCTCCATAGGTTTACATACCTCATCCCATAGAGTAGACCCGTCAACGATACCATCGGGTACATACCGTTCTGCCTGCCACCACTTATCAAAGTACAGCTTCTCATCACCACGACTTAGGTAATCACACGCATCCTTGAACTCAGGGTCGTGCTTGAATACCTTGACCTTTGATCCAAAGACATCAGCGATCTGATGCGATGCCTCAATACCGTTGTCATCATTGTCCATACACACGACGATAGTATCAAAGCTATCAAGCCACTCGTAGTTAGCCTTGACATCTGCACCTGCTGAACCTGCACCGTTGCGGATAGATACTACTGGGTACTTAGACCCTAGCATTTGGAACGTAGCTAGACAGTCAGCTTCACCCTCAACTAGCGTGACGTACTTACCACCCTTGTTAAACAGTTGCTGGCCAAAGAGCTTGGCATCTCGCCAATGACCTGTGATGTTAAACTTCTTCTCCGCTTTGCTACGTCGTTTGTATGCAACGATACCGTCATCGTTGTGGTACGGAAACCAGTACTGGTGCTTGTCCTCAACGACACCGTATCTTTCGCACGTCGCTTTAGTAATACCACGACTTGCTATCGTACGGGATACGGCATCAGGTGGCGGTGTTGATAAGTCGTTAGTCATGAGTGTCATGTTGGATGTCTGCCTGTTATCGTCATACCATGTTTGCTTGTGACACGAGAAGCAATAGCTTGAGTTCTCGTAGTAAGTCAAAGCATCTGACGAACCACAATCATCACACGGTTGATGTGTTTTAGTTTGTGTCATAATTAATATCTCATAATAATAATTAATAATAATAATTAATAACTACTTAATAACTAAGTAATAGATTTTAGCATAGATTTAGCTGTTAGTCAAGAGCTTGTCAGATAATTCTGTACTAAAGATCATGTAGCCACGTCGTATAAGAGGTTGCTCTAATGCTTTTAGTATTCTGTCAAGAGGGTATTCATTATTCTCTATCGAGTCACTAATATTAGCAAGCATACTTTCGTGGTATGCCTCCTCCATTGCTACCTGTTCGTAGTACTGGTGTCCGTCTTGGTCATAGTATTCATCAGGGTACATGTTTATCTCCTAGTGGTTGTTGTCAAAGTCAATATCAAAATAGATGTCATCGAACTCATCTCTCGTAGCTTCACTCTCGTGCTTGAGGGACACGTTACCGATGACGTTTAGATCACCATCGAGCGATGAGATACATGAGGTACACATGTCTGTGTACTCATCATGCTCAACCGATCTGATGCTTGCCTCGTAAGGTGATAATACTTTATTACACGATCTACATCTCATCTTCTGTTACCTCCACATCCCAGTCATCATAGTCCTTGTACTCTCCATGTGCATCGTTGAAGTCATAGCCTGCTTCGTACTCTGCTATCTCACGGGCATTGACATACAGTTCAGTTGCTCTAGGTCTGCGCCGATAGAAACTATCAGTACGTCCCTGCTCATACGGGTTTTTCTCTTGCATGTTACCTCCTTAAAATTGTATCCAGTTTACCCATAGCCATTCTGCTCCCAAGTAAACTGCGATTAACAACATTAAAATTAATAATCCAGTCATGAATATACTACAACCAAGAAACAAATACAATAGCAACTTAGAAATTAATTTTATCATTCATTCTCCTTGCTTCTGTTCTTGTTGTAATGTGAGGCGAGACAACGCAAACGAAATTGTTTACGTGCCTCCTCATATTTTTCTTCTAGCAAAGACATTACATCCTGCAAACTATCCATCATTTCTAGTGGGTCGTATGCCTTGAAGTGACTGCTGTAATTAATCCTCGCCTGCTCTGTGTCCCAGTCGTACGTAATGTTTAGCATTTTATGTCTCATGATTTCTCCTATTGTATTGTTGCGGTTTCACACTCGAACAGAAACACGTTGGTCTGTGTCTGATCTAAAGACTGTATGTCTATGTCTGACTCGGTGATCTCATCGTTGGTCATACCCTTGGTTAGTTTCTTCCATCTCTTTACTGCCTCCTTCTCAGAAAAGAATAGAGTGCCTATACCTTCACGTTCCCATACTATGTATGAGGACTCCAGCAAGAAGCCCTCTTCATACTCATCATCGTCATCTATAAACATTACGTGTCTAGCTCCCAATCTGAATAAAAAGTTTTGCGCCAGATTAATTTATACTTAGCATATGGCACAAGCTGGCTTTGCTTTGCTTCTTTCAAGGCTTGCATCGCCTCGTCTTTGTCTGTGAATACTAAGGCTTCCTCCGTGTTGCCATTTGCATGACACACTAAAAGAATGTACTGCTGTTTGTCT